CCATAATCTCATTGACTGTTTGAAAATATAAACTTCCTTTTGGTCTTTTAGCTGTATTGCTTGTTATGTAATTTTCCAATGATTTAGAGTCTGCAAAATAACCTGATTCGTGTGCATCCCATAAATCATCTTTTTCATTGAAATCTTTTGGCGGTTCAGCAATTAAAACACTACAACCATTTTGTTTTAGGTGGCTAGAAATCTCATTAGCAACCTTCTTACCAGCTTCATCATTATCAGGAAATATCCAAACATCCCTTCCATATATAGGTGACCAGTCAGCTTTATTCCAACTATTAACCCCACCATGCCATGTACAAGCATCACCATCTTTTCTTATAGATTCACATCCACGTAATGCTTTCTCACCCTCATTGACAATGATAGGTTTATCAGGAAAGTTATTAGTGTGATAAATAGGTAACAACCCTTCAGGTCTTCGCATAGACCAAGTGCCATCAGGATTTACACTGAAGGGTGCATACTTTTGTTTGATTGGATGTCCATCAGGAAACCTCATAACCCAAAAATTAGTAGAATACTGCACTTTTACTATTGCTTGAGAATGAAGTTCCCTCATTTGGACTTTTGTAAAAGACCTTGCATTGCCCTTGTTAGTGTCATTTTGGGGGAGTCCACTAACGCTGAGTAAGGAGTCATTAGGCAATGCTTGGTCATAACCAAACTGTTTTAAAACTGTATTAATGTCTTGATTCAAATGTTTAATTAAATCAATGATGCCACCACCTACATCCGCTTCGAAGTCATACCAAGTGCCTGACTCTAATGTCAGAACCTTGCTTTGCTTATTACCCCAGCGTAACTCTTTAGAAGAGCTACTACTGGGTTCACCAAGCAATTGTTTTGCAACTTCAGGTGCTATTTTTTGCCAATCAACTGACTGCATTAGAAAGGCACATCATCATTGTCTTCCTCTGCTTTGTTAACTAAATCAGCTAAACCTGCATTTGGAGATACAAAACCATCATCATCATCTACTGGCGTATTAGGGTCTACATACCATTCAGGTACATTAAAACCCCTATCACCCCACTTAACAAATTCAAATGTAAGTTCAGAAGAACTACCCATGCCTACTTGAATAGGTTTTGAGCCTTTGTATTCTACAACTGGCAACTTACCTACATTGGCATCTTTTTCATGCCAAAATGTTCCTAGTATCTTATTAAAAGCACTAGACTCAGCAAAAGTAAATCTTTGCCATAACATTGCATGACCACCATTAGGCATAACCCAACATGAAAATGCTCTCTTCCAATCCTCAGCAGGTTTAGGGTCTACAACACCAAACTTTGCATCCCATTTATATTCGAATCCATCAGCCTTTGTATATCTACCCCAACCTGATTTAAATGTATCAATATCAAGTTGTAAGTATTTAAACTCAACTGGTGTTTCTCCGTTTGCAAAGAACTGTTGACCTATTGTTTTAAAGCCAAAGTAAATTTGCGGTTTCTCTTCGGAACTGCTCATTCCTCCTAATATATCCATACTATACTCCTATGGTTTAATGTATTGTTTTATCAATACTGTTTATATAATCAGTTTCAAGTTGGGTATAACACCTTTCCTTAAAACCTTGGTAATCCTCGTCATTTATAATGCCAAGAAAATCACATGCAGTTTGTATCCTCTCAAATGCCATTCTGCAATATTGTTCAAAATCCTCTTCTAGTAAGTAACTACTTAAGTCCATTTGCCTTTTGTATGACTTCATCTAACCTCTCACAAACTTCTGATAGTGGACACATATAGTATTGTTCCCAATTCTTTTTATACCCACTCTCCATTAGATATAGAGGTATAACGCACATAATCTTACGTCTATCATACTTATAAATTAATACTGGTATTAGGTCATCATTAGCACTCTCAACTGCTTGATTCCACCAGTCGTTTTTAAATACATCACTTCTACCAGTGCCTTTGTATCGTTTACATTCTATTGCCAAGTTACCCCAGTAAATATCAGCCATGCCTTTGGTTTGATATTGGTCTAGGTTTCTTTTAACAGTCTTGGTGCTACCTTTAGATTCAAGATAAGTGTTTATTTTTTTACAAATAACCCTCTCGAATGCCGCACCTTTTGTTCTGCTATTAATTGGCATCTATCGTTATCTCCTGTTTGCCAGTAGCATGATAAGTTTTAGTTAATGTATCTCCATCTTTAACTTCTGTGTATCCAGCACCATTGTTAACGTGGATATACCATTCATCCTTTTCTTTATTTAGTTTAAGCCTTTGCGTTTCAACTATATCACTATACTGAGTCATTGTTCTTCTCAGATACATAAGAAACCATGCCTAGTTTGATTAGCATCTGACTAGCTTGTTCTATTGTTAAGTTGTTTTGTATTGCAAAGATTTTTATATCTTTGTGTAGCTCTTCAGGAATCCAAAGTGCTTTTTTTATTAATTCATCCATGATTTTGACTCTCCATATTTATATTAAAATTTATTTGATAATAAAGCAAAGACTTTATTACATCTTTCTGCAAAAACCTTATACTGTTCTTAAGGGCAAAGGATAAACTCTCCATACTATACTCTAATACTCTCATTATCTATTTGCCCTTACCTATCTTCATATTCTTTAAAATATGACAAATCACTTCTACAGTCCATCCATTACCAAGCATCTTGTATCGCTGTGTGTTTGACACATGGTTAGTGTAATCATCCGGAACTGTTTGCAATCGTTCGCACTCAACTGGGGTGAGCTTTCGCCAATACACTTCTTGCTCATTACCTATATTGGTTCTTGACGCAAATTCTCTTGTTAAAGCATGAGACTTACCATCAACATGAAACACTCTATCTTGCATATATGGTTGTACTCCATTTGCTTTTTTACTTGGATTTATTTGGTTGGGTTTTCTTTTATCTACCATTACTTTAGGCTCTCTATTTCCACCCGTACAAGCATTAAGAGTTCGTGATTTACCATCTTCTGAATAAACTCTTTTTAGTATATCGTGACCATTGATATCTACTGCTGTACCTACTTGCTTAGGACTGTTATGGGTTTCAATATACTGCTCTTTATTACTAGCAGTTATAGTTGGTGACTTACCATTCTCACTATAAACACGTTGTTTGCTTTCATAAACACCATCACGATATTCGAACTCCATGATTTGCTTATCAAACACATCTGTCTTTATTCCTAATACTTCTTTTAACCTAAACCAAATATCATCACTTGGTATTGCAAAGCTGCTGTCAGTTCTAAACCAATGCTCTACTTTAGTTATTGCTGTATTAGTTTCTTCTGCTATTTGTTTATTAGTTTTACCAGACTCTTTCTTCATTTCTCGCAAAAGATATTGCAAACTGATTATGTCTACCTCATGCTTTCTTACTTTTACCTTCTCTATATTCATACCAACTTTGATTGGTTTATATGATTTACCTTCATTGTCATAAATTAAACTAATATTGTTTGGTAATTTTTTATTTTTAGTAACTGGTATCATACTTCTTTGTTTTCTTTCAATACTGTTTTTTGGTTCAGCTGCTTGATAACTAGCAGTTAAACAATAAGATTTACCATCTTTTGTTGTCATTTTATCTAACACATTATCCGGATAATTATTTTTCTTTTTAACCCAACTTTGTATTTGTCCTTTATACATAGTTGCAGTCAAACAAGATGCTTTTTCATCAATAGACTTAACTCTATCTCCTCTTGGTTTACCATCTAGATGATTCTTTAGATATTTTGGTTGTTTTTTTGACCAAATATCAGAACTTTCCAATATATCTCTTAAAACAATACCTCTTTGTTCAGGTTGCTCTATATTAGTAATATTAGTCCAGTAATATCTGACTCTATTTTGTGCCGACACTAATGCTGAATTTATCATAATTGGCTCTACACCCATATATTCAGATATAACATCTAAATATTCTTTTTTCATTCTCACATTTTCTAATAAAAAATATTTAGGTTTTAACTCTTTAACACATCTAACAAACTCAAAAAACAATGCACTTCTTGGGTCATCAAAAGCTAATTGTTTACCGGCAAAACTAAATCCTTGGCATGGACTTCCGCCCATAATCAAATCAATGTTTGGTAGCGTTGAGGTATCTAATTCAGTCACATCACCAACTTGTATAATATCTGGGTAGTTAGCTTCACTAACTTTCATAGCGTACTTATCAATCTCACTAGCATAATAATTATCTACCTTAATACCAAGTCGTTCTAAAGCTATTCGCCCACAACTCATACCATCAAATAAACTTAATACATTCATAATTTTCTCCTACAACACCAAATCAATTACATTAGCACTATTATAAATACTTAAGGTCTTGCCCTTCTTGTATTCTTTATAGTCTTCTAAATAGGCTTCCATGATTGACCAACCAAAATCCATTTGCTCCTTAGTCATTCTAAATACTTTAGATGCATAAGGATAAGTCTTCTCTTGGGCAACAAACATAAAGTCAGTAACCTTATATCCAGCAGCTTCCATGCCACGCCTATAATAAGATGCTTGTAAGTCATACCTAAACTTCTTAACCGAATGAGCAAAGGTGTAAGGCTCAACTGATTGCGTTGTTTTGTAGTCCACTATAACTATCTCATCTTTTGAATCAGAATTGTTTAGAGGTGGACATATTAAGTCAGGTCTACATTTGCATAAAACATCATCTTCATACCAAAAGAAACTACTTTCAGCCACTTTACCCTTAGCATCAAGATAAGCATTACCTTCATAAATCATCTTTTCTTTCATGCCTTGTATAAGTTCTACATCAGCTTCTTTAAGTACAGTAAGACCTCGCTTCTCGTACTCTTCTTTGAGTTCTTTATTTGCCTTAGTGTAAGGACTACCAGTAATAACAACCACTTCTTTATCAAAGGCTTCTTGACCTTCTACAAGCAATGAATGTGCAGCAGTTCCAAACCTCATGGCTGGTGTTGTTTCTTGTTGATGCTCTATTGCATGTAATTGTGATTCACCAAACCTTCTAATGAAACTACTGCTAATGCCAACACCTGCATGATAGTCTTTGTTAGGTATATCATCACATACCCATGCTTTGCCACGTTGCTTAGGTTGGTATGCTTTTAGCTCTTCTATCACTTAACCACCCCCATCAAATATGCAATCTCAGTCAAAGACTCTCTGACCTTATGCTCATTCTCGCCAACTTGCACTTTAGTCTCGCCAGTTAAAAAGTCTTTGTAATAACCTCTAACCTCTCTTTTGGGTAGGCGGATTTCTCCGCCACCTAATATATTAAATATTACTTCCATTATTTTTTTCTCCTTTTGTCTGACTCAATCGCCATTAGTATTACTAAGCAAGATACATATCCCACTATTAACATGATTAAAAATTCCATTACTTCAACCTCCTTAACCTAGCCTTCTCATTGTTATGTTGTCTTGTCTCTTCATTTAAAGGTGCATGTAATGCATCTAAGAAGTCTAAGGCTATCTTCCTTTGCTCTTTAGTTAGCTGAACCAGTATTTTGTAATCTGACCTTTTATACATAGGGTACTGGTAAAAACACTTATCCCTGTTTTTGTATTCCCAAAGAACTGGTTTATCTATGCCTTCAATATGGTCTTCCCAAATATAAAAAGCATCATCAAACCTTTCTGCAAATCTTTCCATTACTTCCCCCTCTTTTTAGTTAGTTTTACTTCGTGACCTTGCTTGATTAACCTAGCTCTTTTTCTAGCCATGTAGAATAAGTCGCTAGTCTTGATGGCAACTACCCAACCTAAGCTAGGTAGTTTTACTTCTAAAGTGTATCTAGTCATTATTTGCTCCTTAGTTATATAAAATCTTTACTTGCTTTAATAATTCTATCTCTAGCAATTTGATATTCTTTGCAAGTAATCATTTCTCTTGCATATTGCTCTTGTAATAATTTTGCTTGTGCTTCTAAAACAGCAAGTTCTAGTTCTGATATAGATAAATTTGTTTTGCTTTCCATGTTATTTAACTCCTTACTTTTATTTAACATACCCCCTATTATGCATACATAAATGCAAATGTATATATAAATATAGAAAATAATTAATTTATTTTAAAGGGTTCAAAACTGGCACTTGGCTAAGTGTATCTAAGGTTTCTTGTAGGGAATCTATTTCTAGGGTTGGGGTTATAACTTTTTCATTAAAGGTAAAGTAGTTTTGCGGTGTAGTATTTGGCTTGAAGATAATTCGCTTATATTCTTGGCTAAAGAAAACAAAAGCAAGAATATCACAATGGTAGTTCTTATAAATCTCAGACATATTTCTTTGCTTTTCAACTGCAAAAGTAAATTTGCCTTCTTTAGACTTTCTTCTTGTTTTAACTTGCACTGTGTATTTTGCATTGTTTGTCTCAAATAATAAATCAGCAGGATGTTTGTCTTGGGTTGGATAGCAGAAGTCTGCATATTCCAATAAGAATGTTTGTACTAAGGATTCACCTAAAGCACCAAGTCTTGAATTACTTTGATGGTCTTCCGATGTTTTCTTTGCCATCTTTGTTGCATGAAGAAAGTTTTGCTGAGTTTCTATAAGCACGTGCTCCAACTTGTATTCTATATTTGCTATCCAACAATTCTTCTGATGCTTGTAGCCACATGCCCATTTCCATTAAAGCTCTTGTTTTTCTAAAGTTCATAAAACCATTTATGCCAAGATTGAAAGTCATATCAATGCATACTAATTGTGCTTCTTTAGGGAAACTTCTCCAAACTGCCCAATGTTTATCCAAGTTTTTAATTGCTCTTTCTTTGTCGTTTTTAGCCAAAAACCTAGCTTCCTCTTCTGATATACCAATATCGGTTAAGTTCCTACCAATACCTATGCTAGTTTTACCTGACTTGCATGTATAAAGGTTACACATCATACCTTCATTTTTAATTAACATATCTAATACTTCATCACTCATATTATTTGTTATGAACTCCTCTGAACTTTTCTGCTGTTCTAAGTGACGACATCCCAAGAAGGGATAAAAGAATTGTTGTAAGTTGCGAAAAATCAAACTCTAACTCTTCTAGTTGTAAATCAGTGC